GTTCGAGCAGATGAGCAACCCAACGCTCGCCGACCTTGCGCGTATCGCGTATGTCGGCTGTCTGGTTGATACGCCGAACTTGAAGGAGGAGAAGTTTCTGATCGGCATGGCGAACTCGGACGAAGGCGCGATCCTCGCCGCCGTAAGCCGCTCGCTGCGCCGCATGACGGATGGTCTTTCAAGCATCTCAGAAGCTGATGAGGGAAACGGGAAGCCGGGGGAGTAAATCCCTCGGCTCCCTTTCCTGATTTAGTAGCCATCGACAAAATATGTGCCGCGTATCTCGGCATGACTCCATCGCAGGTCGATGAGTGTTCGTTCCGGGATGTGAACGTGATGCTTGCGGGTGTCATGGAGCGCATACGACAGCGGGAAGATTTTGAATGGCAGCGAACGCTAATCATAGCGCAGCAGCTTGAAAATCAAATGCTGTTCAAGGCGGGGAAGCGGCAAAAGCCGCTCGACTACATGTACCGCCAACTAAAGGAAAGGGAAACGCCCACGATGCGAATTTCTGAATACCGCCAGTTGCGCGCACGGGCCAAAGCAATAATCGAAGATGGCAACGGTAGCTGAATTAAAGGTTAGAATTGCGGCTGACATCAAGGCATTTCAGCAAGGAATGTCTAAGGTGCAGGGCCAAATGGACCAAGTGGGGAATAACCTTCGCCAAGTTGGGAGCAATCTAACTAAAACGGTTACGCTACCAATTCTCGGCATCGCAGGTGCGGCAATCAAGGCCGCATCTGATGCCGAGGAAATGGCCGCGAAGTTCGATGTTGTTTTTAAGACAGTTGGCACGAGCGTTAAGCGTGACATCGATGCCTTTTCGGAAGCCGTAGGCAGATCTAAGTATGAGATGCGCGGCTTGGCTGCCGGGGCCGGGGACTTGTTCAAGCCCCTTGGATATGCTGAAGCTGAAGCAGGAAAGTTATCCGTTCAGCTTGTAAAGCTTGCCGTCGATCTTTCTTCGTTTAACAACATGACGGTAGACGAGGCGATGCAGAGATTGCAAAGCACACTCGTCGGATCGCACGAAAGCGCACTTGCTTTCAAGGTTGTTATCAACGAGGCAGCTTTAAAGCAGGAGTTGATGCGGATGGGAGCGGACAAGCTCACGGGCGCACAGCTCAACCAAGCGAAGGTACAGGCGCGACTAAACCTTCTCATGAAAGGGACGGTCGATGCTCAAGGCGATGCAGAGCGGACAAGCGGTTCTTTTGCAAACCAAATGCGGCAGCTGACATCTTCTATCAATGAAGTTGCCGTCGAGATTGGTGATATTTTGATGCCGCAAGCACTTGAGCTTGTTGGTATGGCGAAAGACTTAACCACGCGATTTAAGACTCTGCCCAAGTCAACGCAGGAAAACGTCGTTAGATTTGGAGAAATTGCCGCGGCAACGGGTGTCGTGACGTGGACAATGGGTGCGCTGCTTAATACAGTTAAAAAACTAAGCGGCTGGATTCTTGTTGTTGCAAGAAGCATGACACCCTTAAGTGCCGTGCTTTTATTGCTGTCCGCTAATATTTTGCTTGTAGTTCGCAAGTGGGACACTATCCGGCTTTCATTTTATGCTACAAAAACGGCAGCAGAAAATTTAGTTACTGACCTCGGGACTACCTTCAAAAAAGGTATAACCGGAGTAATGGATTCGATCGCAACCGCGATCACAGGAGATTGGGAAGCTGCGTGGAAAAACTTGCGTATTACAACAAATGATACCCTGCAGGGCATCATTGATGATGGTAATATGTTTTTCTCCACGAAAAGGGCTATTCAAGAAAACGCGCCAGACCCGTGGGGAATCGGATTCATGACGGCGCAGGCAGGGCAGGCCGTTGAGGATTTTAGAAAGGGCGTAGAGGAGCGGATAGATACGAACGTCGATAGTGCAAATGCACAGCTTGATAAGTTCAAAAGCAAATTTATTGATCTCGGAAAAGTAAAGCCGGACCTGAATCTGATATACGGAATGTTCACCGGATCGGAGAACAGTCTGGCAAGCCATGCAGGTAATGCAAGCGGAGCAATAGAAGGCATAGGGACGAATATCAAGCTGCTTGATGGTATTAATCCAAATCTTGGTCCGCTATTTGGAAATTTTTCGGGTGAGACTGGCAGCATTGTATCGCATAGCTTTCAGGCAACAGACGCACTAATTGGCATTAAGTCTAATGCCAACGCCTTGTCTTTGATTGCTCCTGATATGAGCAATCTGAACTATTCCGTTACTGATGCTAAAATAAAGGCAGAAGAAGCCAAGGAGAAATACAAGGAGTTTGTAGATGAGCTGAAAAAGGAGCTTGGAGGAAAACTGCCGATCTCCGAACTTCCAAGTGGACTGCAAGAAATTATCGATGAGGCAGAGAGACAAAGGAATAGAATCTCCCCAGTTAGCGAGGCGTTCAGAGTCCTTGATACAAACCTTGCTGCGGTCAAAACTGATGCCGACAGTATAGCCACGGCATTTGATAACATTTATATAGCCGTTGATCGGCTTGGTGTCGATAGCGATTCGAAAGTATACAAGGCATTTAAAAGCCTTGCTGTTGCCGGATCTGATTTGTCGATATTCGTTAGCGGACTTCAGGGCCTTTCAACTCTGTTAAATCCTGCGACATATACAACATTTATCAGCAACGTTACTGGGGCGTTTTCAAGCATGGCGAACCTGCTGAAATTGGCAGGTGATAACGTGGTCAAGTTGTTTACTGGGGAAAAAGGATTTAGTGATTGGGTCACAAAATTACAGGCAAGCGACAGCCCTATTGCAAACATTACAGGATCACTCCTGAAATGGGCGCCTGCTGTTGGTGTGGCTGTTGCTGCTTTAAGCGCATTTGGTATTGATCTAAAAGACGTACTTAACGGCGTAAAGGACACGATCTCTAAAATCGGAACGGGCATCGCCAATATCTTCGGCAAGCAAACAGAAGCACAGAAGAAAGCTGCCGCCATGAAGCGATTTCTGTCTGATGTTGCAAAGCTTGATATAGACTTGGAAGAGCTTGATGCGATAGGAAAAAAAGCAATCGAGTCGCTGATGACCCCGATACTCACGGCTGGTACTGCGACAAGGGACGAGTTGCTTGCGTATATCGGCCTGACCGCACAGGATATGCAGCGAAATCTGTCCGATGCCTTCGGATTGATTCAGCTTGAAGCAGAGCGCAGGGGCGATACGGCGTTCGATGGCATGGTTATGGCATTGATAAATAATGTGGGGGAGATTCTTGCCCAAGAATTTGGCACAACGAGTCTCGACGTTATGACCCAGTTAGCCGATTTCCTCGGTGTCGATTTATCGGCAGCACAGGCACGGGCGGCACAACTGTTGTCGAACCTATCAAATGCAGGGGTAACGGTAGACCCAGATGGTGAATTGGGCTTTGCTCTTGGTGGTCCGGACAAAAACCTTTCTGCGGGATTTGATCTCGGACAGGTTGCGGGGGCTATGATTGAGCAGATAAAAAACAGCACGGGCGCAGTTATGTCCAACCTTGCCGCCTATTCTGGATTCACTCCTGATACGTCAGCAGCGGCAATGACCCCGGGGGGGCAAACAATCAATATCAACCTCGACGGTCGTACTATCGCGCAGGCAACGATGCCGTACTGGTCGCAGGAACTGGAAATCTATGGCACGAATCGCTGATGGCAATTGCAATCAAAAACCAAGCCGGGGCGGATATCGACTTTGTAAAGGAGTCGTTCCGCTTTGAGGATGCCGTAACGCAGCGCGGGACGCTTGCATTTGATGAGATCGGAAGCAATCCCTCCTGCGCGTGGGGCGAGGACGTGTTCGTTTACGATGACGGTGGTATTCCCCTACAGCTTTCAAGCTACATTTATCTCGGCGGCAACCTTGAGTTATCAGGTGGCGGGACGCTCGAACTATCGCAGGAAACGAAATACTGGGGCGGCACGGTCGAGAGCATTTCCGAGACGGATATCACAGTTGGCGAGACCACGACGATACGCTTCACCTACCGCTGCATAGACTTCTCTGAGTTTGCAGGGCGGCTCCTGCTGACGAACCAGACGGCGAACGAAACAGCCGGGGCATGGGTAACAGGGACCGTTGCCGGACCGTTCGGTCTTGCTCTCTATGGCGTAACGGCAGGGGACATCGACGATGGAGCATACATCGACTATATGCCGTGGAACTACGTCACGCACGAACTGGCCTTCGACGAACTGGCAGAGATCAGCGGGTTCTTCTGGAATATCGACAAGGACAAGCGGCTCAACTTCCGTTCTGTGACAGCTAATCCTGCACCGTTTGCAATTACATCTTCGAATCGCCCTTACAAGTCCATCGAATTTTCGACGGTTCGCGGTGCATATCGAAATCAAGTTTTTGTGCGAGCAGGCACAACTGTAAACGAAGACAGCACCGTAGAAGTGACGGTTGGAGATGGAAATAAACAGGCATTTCTTGTCGGCGCACCTATTGGTGACATGATAAAAATAGAAGTCGATACGGGCGGCGGCTATGTAGATCAAACCATTGGAATCGATGGCGTAGGTGAGACGCGTCAATGGTATTACAGCACAGGGGGAAACGTAGTGATACAAGACAATGCCGAAACAACCCTTTCCTCAACTGATAAGCTCCGGATAACCTTCAAGGCTCAATATCCAATTATCGTCACAGCAACGAACGATGAGGAACTGGTCTCCCGTACCGCCGTCGAGTCCTCATCCTACGCCATCTACCAGTCAGTCGTGGATGCCACAGACATTGACAACGCCGGGGCCGCAGAGCTGAAGGCGCAGTCCATCCTCGCCCAGTATTCGCAGCCACGCATCACCTGCCGATATACGACCGATCAGGTCAACCTTGAGGCGGGACAGTCTCAGTATATTAATCTGCCGGAGCATGGCATCGAAGCCAACTTCCTGATTGAAAAAATAACCGCGTCACTTCGTCATGATGGGCAGCTATCTTTTGACGTTACCGCAGCCGCAACACAGACCGTTGCCGGGTGGAGTTACTGGAAGCAAAAGACCCGGCAGGATCGCAAATTCGTAAAACGTAACAACGAAGTGCTTCGGTTGTTAAACAGCCAACAGGACAACGCCACGGCAAACGATGCCGTCAGCACCACGCTATACACGGGAGCATACACCGTCAACGGAGCAGACACCTACATCGATGGATTCCATGTCGGATAACATACGACCGAAGGGCCGCGTGACCGTCGAGGTCATCACGGACAATGGTACAACCGTGTTGGAGCAGGACAACGTTGTGGTGAACAACGGCGTGGCCCGTATTGCTGCGCTCATCGCACAGGACTCCTCGGCCTTCCCGTCCCATATTGCCATCGGCACGGACTCCACGGCAGCGGCTACGACCGACACCGCACTCGGCGCGGAGGTGGACCGCAACGCGATTGTCACGGACTTTGCCTCGGGAGCCGTTGCCACGTTCAAGGCGTT